TCTCAAAAAAGATTTAGTTATGCTACAAAATTTGCTTGTCAAAGTTATGATTTTAATAGAGAAACTATAAAAGATCCAATAACTAAAAGATTAAAACTTAAATGGAATAATTTTTTAGTTGATAAAAAAGAAAGTGATAATGATATAATGTTTTAATTATGAAATTAAGAGATTATCAAACAAGACTTTCAAAAGAAGCTGCTGAAATATTGCAACGGAAAAAGATTGTTTACTTGGCGATGGAAGTGAGAACAGGCAAAACAATTACAGCTCTGCAAACTGCTGAAAATTTCGGTGCTAAAAATGTCTTATTTCTAACCAAGTTAAAAGCATTTAGTTCAGTTCAGTCTGACTATGATAATATGAACTTTAGTTTTAAATTAACTATTGCAAATGATGAAAGTTTACATAAAATTTCATGCAATTTTGATTTAGTCATTCACGATGAGCATCACCGATTTGGAGCATTTCCAAAGCCAAACGCAACTGCCAAGTTATTTAAAAAAATGTACGGACATTTGCCGATGATTTTCTTATCCGGAACTCCAACTGCTGAAAGCTACTCCCAATGGTATCATCAGTTTTGGGTGAGCGATTACAGTCCATTTACGCAACCAACTTTTTACAAATGGGCAAATGATTATGTGAACATTAAAGTTAAGCATTTAGGTCATGGAAAAGTGAATGATTACACCGATGCAAGAAAAAAAGAATTTTGGCATTTGATAAGATATTACATCCTAACTTTTACACAGGTTGAGGCGGGATTTAGTACGCAAGTTAATGAGAATGTACTCTATTGCGATATGGATGCAATTACTTATAAAATAATTGAAAAGCTAAAAAAAGATTTAGTAGTTCAAAATAAGGAAGGCCAATTAATATTAGCAGATACTTCGGTAAAATTACAACAAAAACTGCATCAAATCTATTCAGGCACTTGCAAGTTTGAGGATGGCACGAGCAAAGTGATTGATTATTCTAAAGCAATGTTTATCGATAATTATTTTAAAGGTCAAAAAATAGCCATATTCTATAAATTTGTTGAGGAGTTTAACGCACTCAAAAACATTTTTGGTAATAGATTGACAAACGATTTACAGGAGTTCAATACAACCGATAAAAATATCGCTTTGCAAATTGTAAGCGGAAGGGAAGGTATTAGTTTGGCAAAAGCAAAATATTTGGTTTACTATAATATTGATTTTAGTGCTGTAAGTTATTGGCAATCTCGTGACCGATTAACGACAATGGATAGGAAAGTAAATGATGTTTATTGGATATTTTCAAAAGATGGAATTGAAAGCAAAATTTACGCATCAGTAATTAAGAAAAAAGACTATAACAATGAAACATTTAAACGAGATTTCGGAATCAAAAAGGCAAAGCAAAATAATCAACCAACTCACAAAAGAGGGATGGCTCTGCGTTAAATTAATTAAGACATCAAAGAACGGCATACCGGATTTGATGTGCCTAAAAGATGGCGGAACAATGTTCATTGAAGTTAAAAGGCCAAATGGAAAGTTGAGTGAATTACAAAAGATAAGAATCAAGCAATTACAAGATTTAGGATTTAATTGTAAAATTTGGACTGATTATGATGTAGATTATAATTAATTGTTTATATTTGCCGATGTAGAGTCGTAGCTACAATTAAAAATTTTATACAATTCCCGCATTGATAAAGACTACGACCTTTTGATTTGCGGGTTTTTATTTAAAAATATGAATACATTATCAGTACAGGGATTTAAAATCGACATTAACCACTTTGATAGGCAAATATCAAAAAGTGGCAGACCATTTAGGTTGAGTGGTGTTCAAATTGTAAGAACTAAACCGGCACAATGGGTGAATAAATTATTACTGCATGGCACGATTTACAGCTTCCGCTATTTAGATGAGCAAGATGGTTTCTTTGCTTTTGAGTTTGATCCGTTTAACAATTTTATTTCAAAAATATGATTTACACAATAAAAAATATAGCAGACTTTTGCGATGTCGATTACGGATTTATAAATAGAATAATTGACTCCAATGAGTTAAGACCTAAATTAATTTATGGAAATGCAAACGAGAAAAAAGGTTATAGCTTTTATCAGTTATTTATTATACAGTCTTTTTTAGAACAACTATCTCAAAACAACTTATACTTTGATTTTGAGAATAAAGAAATATATACAATTTATCAATCTAAACTTAACGAATTATGAATGTAGTTTCACTATTTAACGGAATGAATACCGGAAGACAAGCACTTGAAAATGTTGGCATAAAAGTAAACAAATATTATTCAAGTGAAATTAAACCTTATGCAATAGAATTAACACAACACCATTTTCCCGACACTATTCAAGTTGGTGATGTAACCAAATGGAGAGAGTGGGATATAGATTGGCAAAGTATTGATTTAATATTAAGTGGATCTCCTTGTCAAGATTTATCAGCGGCAGGAAAAAGAGCAGGAATTAACGGAAGTAGAAGTAGTTTATTTTTTGTGTTTGTTGAAATATTAGAATATACTAAATCACTTAATCCAAATGTTTTATTTCTTCAAGAAAATGTAGGAAGTGCTGCAAAATTAGATGTTGGAATTATGAGTAGGGCTTTAGGAGTTTATCCAGTTAGAATTAATAGTTCACTTGTTACTGCACAATTAAGAGACAGATATTATTGGAGTAACATAAGAACAAGACAAGATGGAATGTTTGGAGATATTATAACTGATATTCCACAACCAAAAGACAAAGGAATAATGTTTAAAGATATTATAACAAGTGGATATGTAGAAAAGATAAAAACTGGATGTTTAATGGAAAGCATTAGTATAGTTCAACATACTCAAAACGGAATTAAAAGTAGAGAAAAATTTGGAGTGCCTCAAATTTATGTAGATACTGATAAACATACTTGTTTAAACACCGGTAGTGGTACAACTGAAAAAGCAAAACAAGAATATTTATTACATAGAAATGAAACTACAGGAATGATTACTTTGATTAAAGAAAATGAAAAAGTAAGAACAGTAAATAAAATTGAAATGTGTAGGTTACAAGGATTTCCAGATAATTATTGCGATATTCTTTCAACTGCAAAAGCTGGTAGTTTATTAGGAGATGGATGGACTTTACCAGTAATAGAACATATTTTTTCATTTATAAAACCATAATTATGAATTACCTATTATCAAAAGAGCATTTTCTCGCTTACGAACAGACTAAAGAAGATTATAAAAATTTAATTTGCCATTATGCAGATTTTAAACTTTATCGCAAAGGAACAGCACAAAACGACAAAGCAAAGCAGAACTGCCATAAATATTTAATATCAATCATTGTAAATAAGAAGATATTAAAAATCGATACTACTGCTGATGAAACTATGTTGGATGAATTGTTTGATAGGATTAAATAAAAAAAACCCCTTACGTTTGACGTTAGGGGTAATCAACTTAAACCAAACTATTATGAAGCTTCAAATGTAATCTTTAAATTTTTTATAACCAAAATAAATCGGTATTAAAAGTAAGAACCATAACAGCCACCAATAAGACTCTTTACGTTCAGTTTGTTTTACTTCTATTATCCTGTTGGATTTAACCGTCACTACATCGCTTTTTTGTGCGTTGTGTTGGACTTTTACATCTTTTGCTATACTTATATTGTTTTTAGTTTTTTTGTGTCTTATTTTAACGTTTTTGTACGTTATTCCATTCACAACCATAGGAATTGTATCAGATACCGGACATATCTCAAATTCATCAGTTGTTGAAGTATCAAATATTTTAGTGTTGTCAGTTACTTTCGTTTCAGTTTCGAGAGTAGATTTTTCAGTTTTTTGCTCTTGTTCTTTGGTTTCTGACTTGTTTACTTTTCGTGATCCGCAAGATGTTAAAAATATTGTACCTAATAAAGCCAGTACAATCGCTATTAATAATAAATTATTTCCGTTTTGATTTTCGCTTGTTGTCATTCTGTATTTTTTTTGTGTAAATTCAAAATCTAATATAGTGTAAATTGAAAGTTAATTACTTTTTGTTTCAATTAAAACCTAAATTTTTAAGGTTTATCTTTAAACAATTAGTAATTTATAAGTTACATTGTACTTTACAAGTTGGGCAACTCATTCTGTGTATATTATTTTCTTTATGGCAGTATTTACATTTGCCATTACTCCAAAACATATCACAATTCTCTGCATCATCTTCTCTATTAAATGATCCATAAGTTTGATACATTTCTGCCGGAGCAGTAAACCTATAACAGTAATCTTTACTTGGACATAAACTGTCTGAACACTTTGCTATATCAGCCATATTTTTGTTTTATTAATTCTCTATAAATTGCATTTGTTTTTTCGCAGTTTTGACCTCTTAAATATTGTCTTAAAATTTTATTCGCTACTTTCTCAATTTGCGAATCAAGATTTGACTCAACTTTGTTTTCCATTACACAATTTTATAATTGATTATTCTAATGTTTTTTAATTCATAGTTCCCATCTTGGAAAACTTTAACGTGAGCAAACCCATGATTGTAATTATTATAAGGCGCATATTCCGGCTCTAAACCACAAAGGCATCCTGTTGACCAGGTTGTTGTAACTTCACCGCTTAAAGTCTTTTCTGTGTGTTCTGATGTTCTATGGTGATGGCCTACGATTGCGCTCTCTTTAGCTTTCATAAACAAACCCCTTGCAGGATTAACAGGCGGAGCAAATCCACCAAACCACTCATGGCCATGAAGTAT